CTGGATATAAAAGACGCGTGGTAAAAACTACAAAACCTGAGCATAAAGCAAAAGGTCACAATTGGCGTATCAAAGGTAAAGATCGTCCTGAGATCTCAATTAAGCTTTATAAAGAAAAACCTTCACAAGCAGAATTTAATAAACAAATGCGCAGAGTAGCAGGACATGAATTCGGAGGATAACAAACATGTCAGATATTAAAAAATTAGTAAAAGAATCATTTTTAGAAACGCTGGAAGCAATGAGTGAAAGCGACGATCATACCGTGTTAGAAAAAGAACCACATAGACCTGGATGGAAAGAATTCGATGGTAAAGATCGCCGCATGTGGCAGATGCGCCACAGCAACCGAGGAGCATTGTCTAAGCTTAAAAAAGGTATGACCGATCATGAAAAGAAACACATGAAAGGTGCATATATTGATGATGGCGATGTTGTGCATAGAAAAACTGGTAGAACTATGTCATATCTTTTAAATCATAAGAATGGTAAAGCTAAAACATATGGTGAAGTTCGTAAAGAAATTCAAGCCCATATTGCTAAGAATCACCCAGAGAAATAAAATGAAAACTTTTACTAGATACACAGAAGAACGCATTGATGATATCTGCGAAGAGTGCAACCTTTACGAAGATCTTATTGTAGAAGAGTCCGAATACGAAGGTAAGAAAGTTAAACTTAACGATCCTATTCGTACTTCTGAGCACCCAGGTAAAAAATTTAAAGTTTATGTAAAAAATGATAAAGGCAATGTTGTTGTAGTTCGTTTTGGTGATCCAAATATGGAAATTAAAAGAGACGATCCTGCCCGCCGCAGAAGTTTCAGAGCTCGCCACGGATGCGACAATCCTGGTCCAAAGTGGAAAGCAAAATATTGGTCGTGTTATCAATGGCGCGCAGGTGCTAAAGTAGATAACTAATAAATATCACAATAAATCAATTAAGATACGGGTATAATAATGCATTCGTTTAAACAATACATGGAAAGTTCTAAAGAAAAATTAGCAAACTATGCTAATAAAGCTATTAAGGACAAAGAAAACGCGAAGTACCAAAAGGATAGAGCTCAAAATTCTAGAGCTGCTAACATTGTTCGCGGAAATCCTGAAGGTGCTAAAAAAGATGTTGAAGCAATTAATAAGGCTGATGACAGACTTCGCCGTCGTGAGCGCGGTGCACATTTATATACGCGCAAAATGATGAAAAAAGAAGAATCATTAGATATGTCAGAGGAACAACAATATGATTTAATTGAACAGTATTTGTTAGAAAATAATATTGACATTGATACTTTGACAGAGGAAGAATTGAACGAGCTTATCGGTAAGATTATTGGCGGAGCAGCTAAACTTGCTGGTAAAGGCGTTGTTGGTGCTGCCAAATTAGCAGCCAAAGGAATAAGAAGATACGGAACTACCGCGGGTCGGGCTGACGCTGCTGAGAAAAAAGCAGACAGAGCTGAAAAGAAAAATAAAGATCGCGAACGTATTAGAAAAGCACAAGCTAGGCTTCAAGCCGCACGACAAGCGGCCGCATCAAATCCATAATAAACAAACCCAAACTAAGGAGATAACAAATGGCACTTTGGGGAAAAACAGACGCATCTGGTTCCATTCCAAAATATTTGGAAACAGCGGCGGCAAACACAAACAAATCACACGACGCGGATAACGCTGTCTTTGTTGACGTTACAGAAGCAGGTGTTGCAGCAAACCGTGCACGCGGAGTTAAAACACCAGGTTGGAACCTATACAACACATATACTACTGCAGACGGCCGTACACGCAATATCGTAGAGCCTCTAGTTGTAATGAAGGTTTCAGCAACAGATGCTGGTGACCAAGCAGACGACGCTATCGCAGCAGACAGCTAATTTCTGGTTAATATATAATGAAATTGACAGAATCAACTTTTCTGTTGTATGCGGCTAAAAATTATGAAAATCCTCAGTGTTCTGACATATCTGAATTTGAGGATGACCTAAAAAGATTTCAGTATGTTCGTAAATTGTTTGTTAGGTATAAACAAGACGGAGATCTGAAAGAAAGGTTGATTCTAAACCACTTAATTGTGATTTATAATGTTTTTGGACCTGAAGCATCAAATATGCTATTTTTAAAATTAAAAGAGTACCATGATTGTTTAAAACCATTTGTAGAATATTTAAACTTCATGCCAGAGTTAATTGAATATGAAAATGCAGCTATACCTAAAGGTAATATAATAGCTGATAATTTTGTAGAAGCAAAACTTAGAGGAACGTGGTCGTGATTGTCGATCTATTTTTAGTATATCAATTTGTACGTAGACTTGCTACTCCATTCGATAAATGGGAAGCTTATAAGCTAGGCATTATCGATGAAAAGGGTAAAGTTCTTATTAAACGTAAGAATTTTACTATGAAAAAACAAGAGGATGCTTGGGGAAGATTTGATATACTTGTAGCAAACATTAAAAAATTGCTAGGAAAAGTTCCTGGTGGTTCTTCTAGAATAGCTTCATACGCTGCAGCACTATATTTAATTAAAGAACATAAAGCTTTTACCGAAGGATCTACCTTAACAGAAAGTATGTCTGATGAGGATTTAGAAGCAATCGCTAATAATTTTTATAATCGATATGATTATTATAACACGTTAGCTGAGAACGTCAACCAAAACATTCATCCAGCCGTAATAAAAGCTTATAAGAATTCTCGAAATGCCGAACATAGAGATGGAGAGTACGGTACGACCTCTACTAGGAGAGCTGTTACAAGAACTGCAAATACTTTATCTAAAAAAATTAAACAGCATCACCCAGATCTTGATATGCAAGGTAAAATTAATCTTCGCACTCAATTACAAAACATGAAAGAAGACGCCGCCGAGGCAGATGATCTTGAAGAAGCTCGTGTCCGCTGGAAAAAAGCTGGACCAAATGGCGAAATACAAGCTACTATCGGTGGCAAAAAATATCAAATAGAAAAATCACTAGACCATAATGAACGTCATAAAGGCGAGTGGAAAGTTATGGTTTGGGATAAGCGTAGAAACAGCTGGGAGTGGGAAACCACTGAGTACGGTAAAGCTAATGCAAAAGATTGGATTATGAATAAGCATGGTCTAAGTGAAGAAGCCATGAACATGCGCAATATGGCACTAATTAATAAGATTAAAAAATCTGGAGTTGTCAAATCTGGATCTATGTCAAAAGATGAGAAAAAGCCCGTAACAAACAAAGTTAATACAAAACCTAAGTTGGAAGAAGAACCAGCAAACAATGTAGGTTCTGGAAACATTGCGGGTATGGATGGTTCTGGAATATCGCAAGCTGCTCAAAAGCGATGGACATCAAAGAACAAATCTAAAAAGAAAAATTTGAGAAATATTATAGGTAATAGACTTTAAGGAGACAAATTATGGCTAAAGGCAGAATTAAAAAGAGAGTTGCTAAAGCAGTTGATAAATTAGCTGATAAACTTGAAAAAGATGCTATTGATGAAGCAATTCACGACGATATTCAAAATGGCAAAATTGAAGCAGCAATGGCAGCAATGGCCGCGGAAGAACCAGCGCCAGCACCAAAACCTGCTCCAAAACCTAAAGCCGCGCCTGTGCCAAAAGCTACTACATCAAGAGTATTGAAAAGAGGATCTACCGGTCCTGACGTGGCAGCAATTCAACAAGCATTGGGCGTTGTCGAAGATGGATTTAGTTTTGCAACACAAGTTGCTGTACAAAACTTTCAAAGACGTGCTGGAATGCCTGTTACTGGTATCGCAGACGCTGAGACTCAAGCTAAAATACTCGGATAGTATAAATAGACAATAGAACTTAACAAGGAGACTATTATGTCATTAGAAAAAATTATTAAAGAGGCAGTCGAAGGAAATCCTCTTAACATGAAAGAAGCATTTAAGGAAGAAATGGAAGCAAGAGTACTTGCAGCCATTGAAGCAAAATACGAAGCCATGATCGCGGAAGAATCAGACGAAGATGAAGATGAGGATGACGAAGATCAAGACGATGACGATGATGATGACGAAGATGAGGACGAGGACGAAGATTAAGTCCTTGACTAACTGTGGCTAAATTATATCTTATTATTATCATATTAGGCATTTTAGGTGGCGGTGGTTACGCGGCTAAATCGTATTACGAATGGTCGGAAGCAACTATCGCTACTTTGCGTGAAAATAATATTAAGTTAAAAGACGCTGCAGAAACTTTACAAGCAACTGTCGAAAAAATGGCAGCTGACCAAAAGAAAAATGAAGAGTTAAATAGAGATTTAACCAAACGATTGCAACAGTCTCAAGAACATCTAGATAAATTGAGAGGCGCATTTGCAAAAATCGATTTAACTATGGAGGCATTAACCGATGCACAAGGACTTGAAGATAGGGTTAACAGAGCGGTGGACAGACTTATTGGCTGGATTGCCGATGAAACTAATCCTAATCCTATCGCTGACGACGCTACTGACGGCGTGCGGGATGAGAACGCCGGAACCGGAAGTAGTAGTAACAACTGAATATCAAGAGCAGAACATTCCTATTCAAGAACACCCTAAAGGTGTTGAATGGAATCCAGTCCCTTGGTTTGTCATAACTGAAGATAATCTCGAAGAAAAAATTAAAGAGATCGAGGGCTCAACTGGTAATGTAGTTATTTTTGCTATTACACCAAAAGGTTATGAAAACCTTGCAATTGGTATTGCTGAACTTCGAAGATATATTAAAGACCAACAAGCCATTATAGCATATTATGAGGAAGCATTATCGCCAGATGAACCGGCGGCTCCAAGTCCTTCTACTGAATAAATATAATTCAATAAAGATAACAGGATAAGAGCTATAATGGATGAAGATTTTAAGACTGATTTAGCAGTCATTAAACGCGATATAAATCAAATTAATAAAATTTTTTCCAAAGTAGATAAATCGCTCGAAGTGATGGCTGATTTATCAAAGCAAGTTGCTGTGCATGAAGAGATATTAAAAAATCTTCAGACAGACATAACAGAGCACCGTGAAGACGATATTTCACGTTCAGCGATTATGGCCGACCGCTTAGAACAATATCGTATTTCATCAAAAGAAGATCACGCGCGTTTAGCAGAAGATAGCAGAAAAAATCGTGCTGAAAGAAATGCCGAAATTATGACAGAATTACATAAAATGAATGGAGCCCTAGATTCAAGGTTGACAAAGCTCGACGAACGTATTAAGATACTAGAGAATTGGAAATGGTATATGATGGGTCTAGGCGCAATTATGATATTTCTTGCTATGCAAATAAATTGGTCGGGAGTATTACAATAATGGTTGACATTCGTTCTTAAATAGTTTATATTGACTACCAAAAGGAACTATAATAATGGTTGACATTAGACCAGATCCTATTATAATATAATCTATATTTTACATGAACTCGGTGATAAATGGTAGACTTTACAGATCTAAAATATGCTCAGATGCTTTCGGGCAGACTTGACAATTTTAGAATAAAAAACACAAATCCCTACAAAATTAATTTCAGGTGTCCTGTATGTGGTGATTCTCAAAAATCCCGCAGTAAGGCACGTGGATGGTTACTAGAACGTGATAATAAATTTTCATATTATTGCCATAATTGTGGCACGTCTCAAGGTTTCTCGTTCTTTCTAAAGGGTGTCGATCAGCTAATATATAATGATTATGTATCTGAAAAGTTTATAAACAAAGCTAACAACGAACCTAAAGAAACTAAAACCGACGACTCATTATTTAAAACAGAAACACCAAAGTTTAATAAGAGTTGCCCATTAAAAAAGATTAAAAAGGTTAGTCAATTAAAACATGACCATCCAGTTAAAAAATATATTCAACAAAGAAAAATACCGACTCAACATCATTATCGTTTATATTATGCTAGGCATTTTAAAACTTGGATTAATAGTGTATTACCTGGAAAGTTTGAAAATGTAGGCAAAGATGAGCCAAGACTTATCATTCCTTTTATAGATAGTAATAGAAATTGCTTTGGCGTATCTGCTCGTGGATTTGATCCCAAAGGAATTAGATATATAACTATAATGTTTGAAGAAAGACCAAAGATTTTTGGTTTAGATAAAGTAGATTTCAGCCAACCTTATTATATTACAGAAGGTGCTATTGACAGTATGTTCCTTGAAAACGCTGTTGCGATGGCTGGTGCTGAAGGTAATACAAAAGGAGTAGAACAACCGGAAAATGCAATCTTTGTTTTTGACGCTGAGCCTCGAAACAAAGAAATCCATAAACGTATGGAAAAAGTTATTAAGAATGGTTATAAGATATGTATATGGCCTTCTGAACTTCCTGGAAAAGACATTAATGAAATGTATTTGTCAGGATTAAACCCAGAAAAAATTATTGAAGAAAATACTTATCAAGGCTTACAAGCTGAATTGAAATTTGCCGAGTGGCGAAAAGTTTAAGGAGAAAAATACATTGCATGCACGTCTCATCTCATATTCCCAACCCGTGGGTCGGATCCACGCAGGAGAACTTGCTTACTCGGGATTGGATAACATCCAGGACCTCATCGCGTATTGCGCCCGTGTCTCCAATCCATCAAACCAAGCTAACACCAAGACAACGGCAAAGTTACTTGACTATCTCATCAAGCACAAACACTGGAGCCCATTCGAAATGGCAAGCGCCTGCCTCGAAGTCGACACCACAAGAGATATTGCCCGACAGCTCCTCCGACACCGCTCCTTCTCGTTCCAAGAGTTTTCTCAGCGGTATGCTGACATCCGTGATCTTGATGACAATTTTGTAATTCGTGACGCTCGGATGCAAGATCCAAAAAATCGTCAGAACAGTATTAGTGTCGATGATAAAGAACTTCAACAACAATGGGAAGGTTATCAGCAAGGAGTTATTAATGCAGCAAAACAAGCCTATAACTGGGCCATCGAAAACGGTATCGCTAAAGAACAGGCTCGAGCAGTACTACCGGAAGGTAATACTGTCTCCCGACTTTATGTCAATGGTACTATTCGTAGCTGGATTCATTATATTGAGTTACGTTCTGCTAATGGTACTCAACTTGAGCACATGGAACTAGCGGTTGCGATTGCTGATGCCATTGCTCAGATATATCCTGGCGTATCTAACGTTATAACTAAATAAATTTTGTTTTTAATTTTTGAAATCCTAAGATGCAAATAAATAATTTCAATAATCCATACATAATAACAATAAAGGCTGCCATTTGGGTGGCCCAAAAACTTTCACTCTAGAGAGAGGTCCCATGATGCTCCAATCAACTCCCCCGGAAATTTTAAAAACAGTACATTACGTGACTAAACGTAATGGACAAACTGAACCCTTTGATGAAAATAAGATTAGCAGCGCAGTTGCAAAAGCTATGAGATCTATTGGGATGAGAAGTAAATTACTTCCGGGTGAAGTTGCTTTGGAGGCAACTGAAATACTAAATACTGATTCAGAGGATGCCATTGTTGATGTAGATACAGTACATAGAACAGTGGAGAACGTAATCATGGACATGGGACTACACGACTTAGCACGCGACTATATCCTATTTCGTTATAATAATCAGCCAAATATTTTCCGTAAACGTACAAATCTTAAGCCATATGAGTATCCACAATTGGTAGAATTTACCGATGCTATTCGTCACTCATATTGGGTACATACGGAGTTTAATTATTCAGCTGATATTCAAGATATGAAAGTTCGTATGACGCCTGATGAAGTTGATATTGTGAAAAAAGCAATGTTGGCTATTTCTCAAATTGAGGTAGCGGTAAAAACATTCTGGGCTAAAATTGGTGACAAGTTTCCAAAGCCAGAAGTGCAAGCAGTTGGTGTAACCTTTGGCGAGTCTGAAGTTCGTCATGCAGATGCTTATTCTAACCTTATTGAGATTATGGGACTCAATAATGAGTTTGAAAAAGTAGTTGAAGTTCCTGCAATGAAAAAGCGAATTGCTTACCTTGAACAGTCAATTGCTCAGCCAGTAGATGATAAAGACTATTTCCATAAAATTATTCTTTTCTCTATGTTTGTTGAGAACGTATCTTTGTTCTCACAGTTCCTAATTATGATGTCCTTTAATAAGCACAAGAACCTATTAAAAGGTATCTCAAACGCTGTTGAAGCTACGTCAAAAGAAGAAGATATTCACGCCCGTTTTGGATTTGAATTAGTGAATATTATTAAAGAAGAAAACCCTGATTGGTTTGATAAAGATAGTATTAATGAAGTGAATAGACTATGCCGTGAAGCATTTAAAGCAGAGTCCGCAATTGTTGATTGGATTTACGGAGACTCTGATTTAGATTTCCTCCCAAAAGCAACAGTAAAAGAATTCCTTAAACATCGTTTCAACCAGTCTTTACAGGCTATTGATATGAAGCCTTTATATGAGGTAGACCGAAATGTTGTGAAAACAACTGATTGGTTTATTGAAGAAATTTTGAGCACAAAGAATATTGACTTCTTTGTTAAACGCTCAACTGCATATTCTAAAAAGACAAAAGCATTCACCGAAGACGATTTATTTTAAGGAAAAGAAATGGAAAAATATTATTGGTTAAACGAAGATTCGCGCACTTTTTTGTCTCGCGGTTATTTGGCTGAAGGCGAGACTCCTGAGCAGCGCATTCGCGATATCGCAGAAAAAGCAGAAGAATATCTTCATGAGGAAGGCTTTGCAGACAAGTTTGTAGATTATATGGCAAGAGGATTTTATTCTCTAGCTTCTCCGGTATGGGCAAACTACGGCAAGAAACGTGGTTTGCCTGTATCTTGTTTTGGTTCATATATTGACGACAGTATGCAAGCTATTATGTTTAGCCACGCCGAGAATGGCATGCTAATGAAAAATGGTGGTGGTACATCGGGATATTTTGGCGCAATTCGTGGGCGCGGCGCTCCTATTCAAGACGCAGGCGAGTCATCGGGTTCAGTTCACTTTATGCAGTTATTTGATACTCTTGCATCTGTTGTGTCACAAGGTTCCGTCCGCCGTGGTTTCTTTGCAGCCTATCAAAATATTGAACATCCAGATGCTGACGAGTTTTTGGATATTGCTACAGAAGGCAATCCTATCCAAGGACTAACAACTGGCATTACAGTATCTGACCAGTTCATTGAAGATATGAAAGCTGGGGATAGTCAAAAGCGTGCATTATGGGCAAAGGTACTACAACGTCGTTCTGAGGTTGGTTTTCCATATATCCTATTCTCTGATAATGTTAACAATGGTCGCCCTCAAGTCTATAAAGACAAAGATATGCGAGTTCATGCATCTAATATGTGTGCTGAGATTGCACTACCATCATCCCATGAAGAAACATTCACTTGTGTTCTATCATCAATTAATGTGCTGCATTGGGATGAGATTAAAGAAACTGATGCTATTGAGACTATGACTAAATTCCTTGATACTGTTTGTGAAGAGTTTATTCGTAAAACAGAAGGTCAGATTTATATGAAACGTGCTCGTGATTTTGCTATGAACCACCGCGCACTTGGTGCTGGTATTCTTGGTTGGCACTCATATCTACAGTCCAAAATGATTGCATTTGAGTCAAGTGAAGCTGCTCAACTGAACCATGAAATTGCACAAACTTTGCGTGAAAGATCACACGCTGCATCTCGTGAATTGGCTAAAAAGTTTGGCGAACCAGCAGTACTTGAAGGTTACGGAATGCGCAATACTACAACAATGGCTATTGCTCCAACCAAATCGTCAAGCTTTATTCTTGGCCAAGTATCACAATCTATTGAGCCAGAGTTCTCTAACTGTTATGTTAAAGACCTTGCCAAAATGAAAGTAACAATTAAAAATCCATACCTTGAAAAACTGCTAAAAGAAAAAGGTGAGGATAAAGACGAAGTATGGGAGTCAATACGTAATGCTGATGGCTCAGTACAACATCTTGATATTTTAACTGAGGATGAAAGAGCAGTATTTAAAACATTCTCTGAAATTAACCCTGAAAGAATTATTGATCAAGCTGCTATTCGTCAGCAATATATCGATCAATCTCAGAGTTTAAACCTTATGTTAGATCCTGACATGTCAGTTAAAGAAATTAACCAGCTTTATCTATATGCGTGGGAAATGGGTATAAAAAGTTTGTATTACAGCTATTCAATGTCTGCGGCGCAATCTTTGACTCGTAAGCGTGTTATGGCAGAAGGGTGTGCAGCCTGCGAAGCGTGATATGAAGCATTTATATTATTTTGAAAAAGTATTAAAAGATTATAAAGACGATGGCAGATATCGAGTCTTTAATGATATTTTGAGAGAGCGCGGCCATTTTCCTCGCTCGATCTGGTATGGTAAATATGCACCTAAAAATATTGTAAACTGGTGTTCTAATGATTATCTTGGTATGGGTCAAAACCAACATGTTATTGACTCAATGCATACCGCATTAGACCAAACTGGCGCGGGATCTGGTGGCACTCGCAACATCGGAGGCACATCCCATTATCATGTAACACTAGAACGCGAGCTTGCAATCCTTCATAAAAAACAAGATGCTTTATTATTCACTAGTGCATACGTTGCTAATGAATGGACACTTATCGCGCTGAGTCGTATTATTCCAAATATTTGTTTTATTTCGGATACTAAAAATCATAATTCTCTTATTATGGGAATTAAACATAGTCGTGCTGATAAAATTCTGTTTCGTCATAATGATATGGAGGATCTCGAAGAAGCTTTAGTTATGGCTGTTGAAAATCAGCAAGTTCCTTGTATTGTTTTTGAGTCAGTTTATTCTATGGATGGTGATGTAGGAAAAATTGAAGAGATACTTGATCTAGCTGATAAATATAACGCAATCACATATATTGATGAAGTTCATGCTGTTGGTCTTTATGGAGAAACTGGTGCTGGTTATTGCGAAAAGCTAGGTGTATCAGACAGGGTAGATATCATTAATGGAACATTGGGAAAAGCCTTTGGCGTCCAAGGCGGTTATATTGCTGGTAATAGTATCATTG